CGGCCAGAAGATAGAAGGTACTGGCGTTCTCCAGGACAGCGTCATCATCGAACCCGTTCGCCTTGTAGAGCAGGGCCTCTTCGTAGTTCTTAAACACTGTAGAGATGCGCCGCCGGTAGATACGCACATGAATGCCGCTCTGGTTCTGGGACAACCTCGTGTAGGTTGAGGCCCCGCTAGTGTAGCTGCCACCAAACCCTAGCGCGTGCTCGATGTCGGGAAGACGGATGGTGATCGCAGAGTAACCCTCATACGTCAAATCTTCTTCGCCTCCCGGATTGTTCCCCTCGGGCGGGGTTATACTTGACGTAGTGTGGCATGTAGCCTTCACGGACACAGGAGATGGGGCGGACTCGTAGCGAGGCTCCCGGTAACGGTTCAGTGCAGGACTAAATCGCTCAGGGGTACTTACGCCCGCTGTGCTTGGCTTTGTCTCAAAGGCTTGGTCCGTATTCTGCCACACGGCTGCATCACCTCGCCACAGGGCAAGTCCTGGGAGCCGAAACTCAACGTCCCTCTTGCCCCAGGTGTAGGTGATGGCGTACTCAAACGTACCGGGAGGCTCTGGCCCCAACCACTTCTTACCTGTAACGATAGTCCGCCCGCTACCGGGGTCGAATAGAGAGTTCTCGTCGAGCCACGCTGGAGCCACGGAAGGCCCCGGTAAGCGGCGATGCTGCCGACGAAAAACCTTGCTGGGTAGACCAGAGGCGAGTTTCGTACGGGGCTGGTTGAGGGAGCGTTGTTCTGCTTCCTGCTGTCCGATGACGACGAGCGGGTAGTGCGCTGACGTGTCGAACAACTGCATTGACTTGACCTGAATCACATCGTCAGGCAGGGGGTAGTCTTCGGTGTAGATGCGGTACTTCCAACCACCATTGGTGTCGTTGCCGACTCCTTGTGTGGCTACATCCCAGGGGTGTACAAGCGTGAACTCGTACCGATTCGCGGAACTATTCAACCAGACCGTCCGGATTTGGTTCCGAAAAACCGTCCCGTCCGTTCTGCTGATAATCTCAATCATACGACCGTCCCACGAGCGATCGTACTTCCAAGCGTTGAACAGCGTCGGGTCGGCCTCTTGAAGCGTGGTCGTGTACGTTATTGTCCACGTCCATGCGTCAGTATCCGAGTGCGGCAGGGTATTGTTCCCCAACAGCTTAATGCCGTCGTAGAGGACCGTTCCCCCTCCCGTTGTCTTACCCGCCGCTGATTCAACGTCTGGTTCTGTTGTGATCTTAGCTTCTGTTTCAAAAAAGAGAAACGGGGCTTCCAAGGCTAACTGATTGTAAGCCCGGTTAATGAAGCCATTCACGCGAGATGCCGCTTCAGGGGACTGATCTGGTGACCAATCCGCCTGAGCGAACATCGCGTTCCGAATCTCTTTCAGATTCATCTACTAGCCACGACAGTCGATCATGGCAGTGCCGTAAGTCCCGGCACCGATCGTGGCGTCAGCCGCCCCAACCGTCAACTGATGGCCAAGGTTAGCGGCGACAGCCGCTTCATTGCCAAGAGCGTTGTCGGTGGCAAGGCCAGCACTGTCCGCCGCAATCTGCGCCCCCACTGCTGGAGCAGAGGTGCTATTCGTCGAGACGATCGGGCAGTAGCCCCTCGCCAACACGAACCCATACGAACCGCTCGCGATAGTCACCTGAGCAATACCATAAGTCTTGTTTGCCTCGATGGTAGCGGTGGAGATGATGCACAAATAAGGCACCACCCCAGACTGCATCGCAATCTCGCCCGGAGCCAAAGGCCCCGCGGTCTTGACGTAGACGTATTCTGCGTTGCCGTTGTTTCCTTGAGGAACCGTAAGACGGAACCCCAGAGGAGCCAGTTGGTCGGTAGAAACGGTAGTAACACTAATACCTGCTGCTGTAGTCATGATGGCCCCTTATGGTGTAGCTGCGCCGGTTACGGCGAAGTTAGCACGAAGCTGAGTGGTGTGTAGTCCCATCATCAAAACAATTTCGTCACGAAACAGGTCTTGCTCGGGGATACGGAAAGGTCCACGGAGAGCGAAGTCGCCCTTCGTTTCGCGAGAAGCGTCGTGACCGAGAGTGAACATGTGCCACGTCGGGGTCTTGAATCCGTAGATCACGCCGTCAGCACCGTTTGCGGAAGAACCCGTTGCACTGGTGTAAGACGTAGACGCAATGTTAATGGAATCGTCGAGGTAGAAGTTGGCGTCGAGGAACTTGATGCCTTGGCGCACGTTGCCGGGAGCCTTGTCACCTTCGATCTTCGAGACGCGCACTGCGTCGTCCAAGTCGTCGATGTAGTTCAAGTACGATGCTTCATCACCAATCATCAGGTCAACAGGACCGAGGGTCTTGCCCTGACGCGAAGCGGCAAAGTAAGCCTTACGCATCTGCGAGCGACCGTTCACTGCGAACGAGGTGATGTCTTCATACTGGTTGTGCCAGCCGTCAACGGCGCCACAGTCAATGTTGTGAACAGTGTTGTTCTGACTTGCGATAGCGTCGAACTGGAAGAAACCAGAGCGGGCCGTACCATCGGGACTGAAGGTCTGGTTACCATTGAGGGTAGCGAAGCCGCCCACACTAGTCGAACCACCAGTTCCAAGCTGGGATGCAATCTGCTCGTGCAGGTCGCCCATAGCCAATTCAGGATAATGCTGGATGATCCGAGCGAGATCCTGCTCACCATTTGCTTCGGCCAGATCCTTTCCAGGACCGTCGAACGCATAGATGAGACGGGGTGCGACTACCTGTCCTCGCACTGCATTTTGGGAGCGACCGCCAGCGATGATCTCGGAACCTGTCTCAATTTGAGTAACAGTACCGGGTCCATCGGAAACGACCGCGAAGTCACGACGAGGCCCCTTGAGGGTAGCCTTGTCCATATTGCCGCCAGAGACAACCTTATCTAAAAGGGGATGCCACTTAACGAACAGCTCACTGTATGAGGGCATCAGTTCATCTAATGCCGTCTTCAGTACGTCTGGGTTGATAGCCACTGGCTACCTCCTTCGCGAAGAATTTGAATGTTGTTTGAGTGCTTTTGCTGCAATTGAAGAACGTAAATCTTGCAGGTTTGATGGACGGGGTGGCTCGGCTGCGGTTTGTTCCGCAGACCGAACCGGCGTCGTCGCACCGGCAATAAGTTTCGCTCCAGGCCTCGGGCCACTGGGTGCGCTCTTCGCGCCCGCTGCCAATCGAATAGCATACGAATCAGGTACGTTATCCTTCTTGGCTTTTCTTGCGGTTTGAATCTGTTCCGGCGACATGCGTGCAGCCACTGCCGCCGTTTCCAGTTCCCATCCTTCATCAAGCAGACCAGCAAAAATGGACGCTCGAGTTTCATCAGTGAAGACATCTTCATTCTGAGATTGAAACCACTCGGCGTACTGCTTTGCTTCTGCATCGATAGCTTCGGTGATCATCTTCTGGTACGAGTCGTATTGATCTCTCACGCCAGAAAATTCAGTAGTCAAGTCATTGAATTTAGTTTCCCATTCACTAGATTTAGACTCAAACTCTTTGATACGAGGGTCTTCATTGCCCCCGAGGATTGCCTGGAAAAGTTCATCGGACTTCTTAGCCCGCTCGGTTGCCTCTTTGACCCTCTGGTCAGAGGCGGTGCCGTGATAGCCTCGAAACCTATCGCTCCACGATCGGAGGGGTTCGGGCAAACCGTCATCGTTGCCGTCCCACTCGTCCCAGCCAAAATCATCAGCCGAAGGGAAGGAGACGGGGGCTGCTACTTCTGGTTCAGGGGCTACAGATTGGGAGGAATCTGAAATTTCAGCTTCCGCCTCCGCCGCAGGCTCGGCAATAGGTGCTTCAGCTACCTCTGAAACCTCGGGAGCTCCTCCCGCCTCCAAATTCTCTTCCGTTTCCATAGCACCCTCCCAGGTAACGATTACGACTTCTTCATCTTATTCATAGCGTTCTTGGCGGCTCGGCCCCGCATTACGGAAATCGACATGCCCTTGACATCGCCACCCTTTCCGGCGTCCATCGGGGAGGCGGGGGCGTCGGATTCGCCACCCTCTTCGCCTTCTTCGCCCTTCGGCCCCATCATGCCGCCGAGAATGTCATCAAGGCTTCGTGGCTCGCCTTCGGCCCCCACTTCTGCCTCGACCTCTTCGCCTTCCGGCGTCTCTTCCACGGCGACCTCTTCTTCCATAAGTCCAGCGACACCTTCCGGTGCCTCACCGTAGCCCGTGTCAGCTAACATGCCCTTGAGCTCCTCGACGTTGTCGGGGGGATTGCTTTGGATCATGTCAAACAGTTTTTCGACTTCGGGCATTTCAGACCTCTCGGTTGTTCTTTAGTGAATGTAAATTTTCTTGTCAAGTTTACCGGACTTTTTTAGCTTTTCTTTTTTCCGGCTCTCTGACCTGTGAGCGTGGTCGCGGTAACCCATTTTGCGCGAAGTAGCTTCTACTTTCTCCTTGACGGAGTCCCTATGATCTCGCCACTGTTTAGAGTCTGAAGATAAAATTTGGCAGTCAGGGTTATCCCTCTGATAGTCCCGCCACTCCCCGGCAGACTCAAACGACCGTCCGATATGCTTGACAACGAGGGGCTTAGAGGGCATTGGCCCGATGACAGGAACACCCCTGATTATCGTCTGTAGAGGGCCGTCGCAACTGGGGCACACCGCTTTTTCCATATCTGCCAACAAGACAAACATATCTTCAAAGTATCCACAGCATCCATTACACTTGAAATCATACAGTGGCATCACTTACGCCTTTTTGTTCTTAGCAAGAGCGAGACGAGCAACGGAAGCACGTCTCCCACCGCTCGGAGGAATTTTCGCCACCCGCTTCGGGGCTTTTTTTCTTTGCGAGGCTTCTCGTCCATGTGCATTCCTTGAGGCGGAAAGTCGTTTCTCTGCTAGTCGTTTGCGATTCATAATAAAACTAAATGATCCGGTTGCCGCGCCCACCAGGCCCGGGGATAGGAGGAAGTTCGGTCCCTTCGGGGAGAGCTCCTGTCGCCAGGGTGTCCGGTGATTCAATGACGGGGGGTGCGGCCATCATCTCGGGAGGCATTCCCTCAGGGGGCAGTCCCGGCATCCCGGGAGGCATTCCTGGCATCCCAGGGGGCATTCCTGGCATCTCGGGAGGCATAGGGGGAGCCGGGGGAGCTAGGATGTCCCGCATCTGAAGAAGGTCAAGCAGCTTGATCACAAGCTTCTCTTGATCTACAGCCGGAGATTGAAGAAGCATGGGCAGATACTGCTGAAGCTTCTGAAGCTGCACAAGTCGATGGTTCTCTGTGGGAGACTAGGGGATGGCCATATAGTCATACTGAAGAGGTGCCGCGTTGGCGTCTCTTGTGTCCCTAAAGGCAAGCGCCGCCCTTGTCACGTCAAGAACCTTCTGGCTCCCCGTCAACCTAATGGGGAGGGTAGTGTCGTCGGGGAGGTATTCTTCGTAGAGGCCCACGATGCGGGTGGAGATCTCCTGGATAAGGTCTTCCACCTCTTTGATCCTGCGTCCATTGCGTGTACGGGTAGCTGTGTCAGCAAGGGCGATCTCCGTGGCCACATCACTCACACCCACGACACCCCGACTGTACTGCGGAATCCCTAAGACGAACTCAATGACTTGGTTGCATCGGTCCCGCATCAGGTTGTAGGAGGGAGACATCTGCGGCATTGGTGTGTGGCCGATCAAGTCGCGCAACGGAGCGTTAGCTTTGGCCTGAACAGAAATCATCGAGCCCGGCTGGTTCGCGTCTTGAAGCCCAGTCATAATATCTTCCGGGTTATCCACCAGTGACGTATTCACAAGAAGGACCGGGTTGGATGACTGCGCGTGCCAAAGCTCCAGCGTATCAATCTCGTTAAGCCGCTCTTGTAGAGATTGGATGAGCTTGATGTCAGACAAGCCCCCAAGGTCAGTCATGTTCTCATTGAACGTAATGTACGAGAAGGGGTTCCGAACGTACTTATAAGGGAGCTCGCCCTCAAAGAGAGGTTCCTCGATACCATCAAGCATGTGGCAGTACCGGCCCTCGCCTGTGAAGTCATAAACCTCGTACACTGTTACCCATTTGTACACAGCGGTGGAAGCCTCATTCACATAGCTAGAGTCGCGGATGTTGTCCTTGAGCCAGCTAGGGTAGCCCCCGTAGACAGCATTCTCTGCCACCTTCGCGTTGTATGCGGCGCCCTTCTTGCCCCGGCGCTTTGTGCGGGCTTTGAACTCTGCCTCTGTAAGGACTGTGACCTCCACCAGGTAGCGGATGTCCTCCCAGCGAGTGGTAGACATGTCGAAGAAAACAAAACGCGGATCGATTTGAAACAACTCCGCCGCATTGCGCTGAAAATTCCACACCGACTTCATAAACGCGCGCCCGCAGATGGAGGCGTTTGTTGCCGCCTTCCATAGTAGGACGTGCAGCTTGTTCTGGTCAAAGAGGTGGTTAACCAAGGCCTCTCGGAATTGAGCGTTCGGTTGCAGCTCTTCCTGGCGGGCCATGACTGTGATCTGCGGGTTGGTTGGGCAGATGTTGGCGATCATCGTGTCGATGAAGGCGTAGGGATAGTTGGTCTGGAAGTTGACATCCTCGGCTTCTCCAGTAGACGACGCCCCCGTAGGCATCTCCTCGGAGGACCCCCAGTACTCGGACAAATACCACGCGCGCCACCGGTCCCAGTCGTGACGCTCATTCCTGGACTTCGCGCGGTGTGTATCAATGATTCCGCGAATCTGCTTCTTCGTTAAAGCCATAAAATCTCCCTATCGTTTACGCCTGTACCTGCTTCTTCTAGTAACGACCTTGCCCTTCTTGTCACCGCCGGAACGGTACTTTTGTACCTGCTCATAAGTCATGTCCTTAAAGAGAAGAACATTTTCCAGTTCCTTCGGTGCCTCTTTCCTATAGCGTCTCGGGGCGTACCTCGCAGCGAAACAGACAATCTGTAATGCAGAAATTTTATCCCAGTGGTGACGCTCGCGCCTCTTGCTCGCTTTGCCCGATCCAAGCATCTCCGCAACATCGCTTCGTTCTGTCCTCTTATCCTGCTTGTACGAACCAAGCTGGCCCACAGTGTCCTCGTCATGAAGGATGAGTTCATCCTTGAGGGCCT